TAGAGAAGCATATACGGACCATATATCTTCTTATTTCAATTCCAGCTTTGTGAGCTTCTTGTAAAACTTTATTACTGCTATAGTAGTTTTCATAACTTTCCTTTTTAACAACAGTATATTTTTTGGTTCTTTTATCAGTTACTTGAGCTATAGCTCTTTTACCAAATTTCTTCTTTACAGTAGAGTAAAAGTTTTTCTTTCCAATATACTTAACAAGTTTACCATCAATGACAGCTTGCATCTCATATACAAAACCCTCTGCTCCTTCTGGAATCATGGAACTGTCAAAGTCCTGTCCTTGATATGACCATTTCATGTCTAAATAAATTAAAAATTAAATCTCTAGTAGTTTCAATACCTTGATTCTTAACGCTGTCAGCAATATCTTTATCATCCTTAAGATAGATTGGTATAAAACCATATTCCTCTTGATATCTTACACTGTACCTTCTACCTGTTTCATCATTGTCAAATAAAACAAATATCATAGAAAATTTCTCTCTTAGAGTATCTATTACCTCTCTTGGAAGAATAGTACTCTCTGCATCAGGAGCAATTGCCTCTATATTAGTTATACCTAATAGATTAAAACAAAGGAGATCTTTTAGTGATGCAACAAGTACAAGGTACTTGCTACTATATTTAAGTTGTTCAAGTCCTTGGACATAATCACTTATCTTTAAGAACTTTTTTGCAACAACTTTAGGTTGATAGATTTTATAAAGTGTCCCATCATTCTTAAAATAACCATAAATACAATCCCTTTGAATTTTCATTCTGTCCTTCTCATGCTCTCCTTTCTCTCTCGTAAGTTCATAGTAATCCAGTGGACTAATATTGTATGACTCTAATAATTTTGATGATATCTTATAAGCTGACCAGTAATTTCTATCATTGGTATTCCAATGTCTAATCTGAAAATCTGATAATCTAAACCTTGCAGCTGCAGATATTGGCTCTGTAACAACAGTGTTAGATTCTCTACAATAATCTTCATAATCAGCCATTATTTTAGCTTTTGCACCATCTCTACTAAGATTATATAGCAACTCAACTAATCTAATTGCATCTCCCTGGTAGCCAGATGAAAAATCTTTAAACTTATACTGTCCCGATCTACCATCAAAGTAAATTATCATTGATGGAATCTTATCAAAGGGATTAAATATTGATTTAATTTTTACAGACTCACCATTGAGTCTCACACCAATTGATAGATAAAACTCAAATATCCACTCTCTAGGTACCTCCCATAAATTTGTTATCAATCTTGTTGAAATCATACCACTAAATTTAAAAACATAAGGGGACCATCTCTGATCCCCATATACTTGTGTAGTTTAGTCTAGGTTGAAATCAGAAGATGATTTTTTAGGAACTATGATATCATCATCATCACCAAATCTATCTACCTGTTTTGGTTCTTTTGGTTTTATGATATGTTTCTCCCCATCAAATTTTAGAACTTTTGAGCTGTCCATTTCTCCAAATGCATAAATTCCATTTGTATTGCTCGGAAAAAACAAATTATAATCTTTATAACCGTCCTTATTTTCATACTCTTTTCCAGCAATACATGCATCTATATATAGATCATTAAATGGTGCATTTTTATTAAATGCTTCTACAAAGTCCTCAATTGTGGAATGTTGATTATGCTGCTCTTTCATCCAATCAGAAATGTTTAAGGCTCTAGTTAAGTTCTGCAAGAACATTAAGATTGCTCTATCTCTTATAACAGGAATACCACTCTTAGTCTTTCCATCAGCAAATGCATAGTAACTTGCTTTAATTTTACCGATTTGTCCTTGATATCTTCCCTTTGATTCATCATTATCAACTAGAAAACCTTCAAATCCCTCAATTGGTTCTGTTTCAGCATGCAAGATTACATGATATGCTCCATCAATAAATGTGAATGGTTCCAACTCTAATCTGTGAATTTTAACCCGGTGATTACCTGGTTGAATCTTTTTTGGTAACTTTTTACTTCCGTCACCACTTCCTAAATCTAATGTACTTAACGCCATTTTACTTTACTTTTTAAATTATTAAACAAAAACTTTATCCCATGATGTGTTTAGAACACCATCAATCATCTCAGAAATTACTATTTCTTCATTACGCAAATGCTCTGGTCTTGCACCACAAGTAACCTCTTCATTTGTCTTGAAAGACAAAATAGTCTGATTACCTTTTCTATACATATACCCAATTGCATCAGCTTGTGCACAAATTAAGGACTTGATTTTACCTGTCAAATCAATGTTTGCAGACATAACCATCTCACCCTTATCATCAACTACTTTATCTTTAATATGACCAGATAAAATAATTGTGGGTGCTAATTTATCAATAAAATCTAAAACCTGAAAGAATGCCTGACGAATATATAAATATCCAGCACCATTTGCTAGAGTTGTTACATTATCACCATCATAGTTCTTACCCATTGCTGTTTGTCTGTATAGATTTACAGCTAATGGCATTACCATATCCTCCAAAGCTGTTACCGTATCAATTGTAACATATTTGTATGGATATCCTGCTTCCTTGATAGCTTTACCAATCTCTTTCAACTCCTGAAGACTCTCAGCTTTAAGTTTCATTGCTTCTACATAATCAGAACCATTCTCTAAATCAATAATCAGATTACCATCTAAACCTGCATATGCAGTAGTTTTACCTGTTTTTGGCTTTGAATAAATCACAATTCTTTTAGGATTTACTCTATCAGCCTTTACTTTACTTGTTGGAAGTACTATACTCATATTATTTCTTTTTTAGTGCTACAGCTAATCTCTGGATATTCTCTGCAATATCAAGTAGAATTATTGAGACAAGATCAGAGGAATCATCACTATTTCCACTATTAATCTCTGGAACAAATTCTGCCTCAAAATTGGGAAATTGATTAATAACCCTCATCTGCTCCTTTGGAGCTGCAACGGGTTCTTCATCTTTTCTTTTTTCATATTCTGCAAAAGTCATTTCTTGATTCTTCCAAACTACCTTTAGTTCAGATAGATTTACAAGATATGATTCCCAGTAATTACCCTCATAACCTCCTTTCTTCACAGGGTATTCACTTGTATAATGTGGGTTAGCTCTATAAACAAATAGCGGTCTATTTGAATCATACGGAACAAGATCAACTACACTTTCTTCATGATCTTTAACCTTTTCTACTAGCTCAATATACAAATCTTTATTCTTCCTCAGTTCTCCCTCAAAAAGTTGTACATTTTTCCCAGGTAGATTACTCAAATTAGAATAAAATGGTGTCTTAATTGTAAAATCACTACTAAGTGCTCCTACCCCATCCAAGACCCTCTTGTGTTCTAAGTAATAGTCCTCTCTCCTGTTTTTCCGAATTAAATTTTCATCTTTTATCATACTTTATTATTTACTATTTCACTTGCTGGCGGTGAATCAAGTTCTATAAATCTCATAGTACTCCTATCAAGACTATAAAAGCCTATCCTTGTTGTACCATTTCTAGACTTTAAGAAGTGAAACACCAATAAATTTTCATCTTTAATAATTAATCTGTCTGGTCCATAAACATTTAATCTTCTATCAAATGGTCTATTAATACCTATTACAATATCAGCATGCTGCAATAGTGCATCTGACCCATAAATATCTGAGTCCAAGATATAATTGCCATATGTACCAGGTTTGTTTCTCTCAGGAGAATCACTGCCCCTATTCAGTTGACTAAGAATAAGAAAGGAAAGAGGATACTTTTTCTTCATGTATGTCATTGCCTCACCAAGATTGTTCAGCATTTCAAACTTATCTTTCTCATGCCTGTCTTTCTTTAATAAAGCTGAATGGTCAACACACACTAGTAGATTTCTGTAGACCTCTCTTTCTCCATTTTCATCAACAATAGTTTTTTTATATTTCTCACATTCATCATGTATTGATGCACACATCTCATTCACAGTACACGGGTCATATATTACATTAGCTCTTCCCTCTGAATCAATTGAGTCATAAATATTAATCAGATTCCTAATAGCATCTTTACCTAATTTTTCATACTTGCTCATTAAAATTTCATAAGATAACCCACTCTTTACTGAGAGTTTTCTAACACCATCTGTTTCATCAACCATTTCCAACTGAAATTTTAGTATCCGAAAATCCTGGTCTTTATTCAATTCTACAATATCAGAGGTCATTTGTTCCATAAATAATGTCTTGCCAACACCAGGTCTAGCACCTACAACTGTTATAGTCCTCCACTCAATACCGTTTACAAATGCATCATTAAATTTTGGCCATGCTGTTTTTAGTGGTCTTATATTACCCTTACTAACATCAATTATCTTTTGTATGGCTTTCTTTATAGTGTCTTTCTCACTAACCCTTGTAATTGGATGGGCTCCATCAAATAGTTTCTTACTCATACATATCTCTCCTTAAACCTTGGAGAATCATCATCAACATTATTGATAATCATCTCACAATAGTTTGCTAATTTTGAGTCAAATGTTTTATCAAGAGACTGTTTTCTAACAAAGTATTGAGAATTACTCATATAATCAAATCCATTTTCTGAGTATTCATTAACATACTTTTTAGTTGCATTAAATATTATCTCCCAGTCATAGTTGTAATTCTCGAAAAACCACCTAAAACCAGCTTCTAAATTCTTTGCATTTACTCTTGCATAACTCCCGCTTGGTAACTTCTTGTTTGGAAATAAAAGATTATAACTAGTAATGTTATCCATAAAATCTGGACCCATAATAATCTGGGCACTTTTCTTTTTACTCTTTCTAAAATATCCGCTTATTTCCTCGATAAAGATAATACTTTTATCTGTAATCTCCAAATTACTTCCCAACCAACCTGCATTTCTTAATCTTGTAATTTCAAGACTAGAATTTACAATATCTGTTGGTTTAGTTTTCTTAGAAAGACTATATAAAACATAGAAACTATTGGGTGTTATCTGTTCTCTAATTAATTTCTCAAATAATTCCTCCATACTACCAATTTATATTTTTACCCGAAATCTTTTTTACTATAGCTCTAGTTCTCATGAATATATTATCAGAATCCCATTTGGAACCCGAATATGCTGCACTTGCTGGATGCTTTACAGTAAATTTATAAGTTGTATTATCACTTGTCAAAACTGACCATTCTTCAGCTTTTTTACCCATATAAACATATATCAGTCCTGGATTATAATTATTTAACCAATCCAATAGATATGCAGTAAATGGTTTCCAGATGTCATAGTGTGCACCAATTTTACTCACCTCTGTAGTTAATGCAGTATTAAGTAATAATATACCCTGATTTGACCATCTTTTCAAGTCTACATCAGTGCTTACCTGTTCTTCGTTGTAAACAGTTTTGTTTACTTCATTTAAGATATATCTCAGACTTGGTTGTAATCTGTTTGTATTACTACAACTAAAAGCAATACCATCTGCAACTCCAACCTGTGGATATGGATCCTGACCTACAATAACTATCTGTAATTCATTATAGGGACACTCCTCAAATGCTCTAAATATCTGTCTTAACGTGGGTGTGAACCTTTTTCCATCTATACTTAGTTTGTATAACTTAATTAGTATGTCATCAAACTCAGAACTAAATATAAAAGATTTAAAAACCCTACCCCAACCGCTTGGTTCAAGTTTATCAAACAATTTTTGTTTAATTTCATCAATTTCTAACTCTGTTTTCATTTTTTTATTATTTTTGTTAAAATTATAATTATGCCAGTAAAAGTTTTAGAAGTAAAAGATGATTCTCTTGTAGACATTAAAGTAAACAAAAACTATTACTTTATGACTAAAGCCAGCTTAGCTTATCTATTCAAACTAAATATGGATAAGGGTGAAGAAGCTGAAGATCTAGAGTCTATCAAGGATTTAAACTACCCTGATATGTCTGATTTTCAAAGAGCATTCTACACCCTCTCTCTATTAGTAGCAGAGATAGAAAGGTCTGCAAAACTACAGGACAAAGTAGAAGAAAGAGAAATACTTGTTCCCGGTGATGAGGGTTATGTACCTCCTACCCAAGGTTAAGATTAAAATTATCTTTACCAATATCTATACAACTTTGTATAGCCAACATTAATTCATCTTTAGTACAGTTTGCAAATGATTTATCTTGCAAACCTGATCTCTCTTTTATTAGTTGTTTCATATCATTAAAGTTATATCCCGACTCTTTTGACAACTCTCTAATACAAGCATGTACTTTTGCAAGTTGTAACTTTGAATGGTCTTGACCAACAATGTCTATATACATCTCTACAACTTGACCCTCTTTGATCTTGTCTACAAATATCTCATATGATAATTTATCTTGTAAACCATTAAAGATTAGTTTTCCATTTTTTTTAATAAACTTACCACTAAACATACTAACAAGTAATAAGGTTCATAATCTCTAGGAACTGTAAAAAATGCTCTTTACTCTCTATCCGTATAGATGGTATCTCAAAGCATTTAATTTCCCAACTATCATTCTTTACATCAGTATTATCAGTACTATGCAATACTATCTGATCACACAATTCTTTTTGATAAAAATAATAATCATATCCATTCTGACTTTCATTATGGAGTATATCTACTTTCTCAAAACCCAATTCTATTATTTCTTGTTCTGTCATCTTTATATTTGTTTCTTAAATATTCTGCCCAATCATCTTGTTTTCTACCATTTATAAAAAACCATCCAAGATTTAATTCAAACCATTTTATAAAAATTTTCATTTTTCTACCATTGTTTGCATAAACACATGATGATTCAATACTTCAAATGCATATGTATTCTCTAGTTTAGAATATGCTTTGTTTTCTTTTGAATATATCCCGTGTTCTTTAATTCTTAAATTTCTAAGACTCTCTATAGTTAATGTAACCATAGTAAGATTATCTCTATCATCTGATTTCATCATACCCACAAGGTTTCTGATTTCAGTTTCTGAGACATAATTATACTTCTTTAACAACATTAACTCAGCCATATATACAAAGGGCCGGAATTCATCCTTTTTACTACCCTTGTGATACATATACCATAAATAGTTTAGATTACCATCCTGACCATCTGTAATATTATAATGTTCTTCAGCTATTGCTATAACTAATTTTTTAAGTTCTTGTATTTCCATTTTATAAGATTTATTAGGCTTTCCATCTACTTTTAACGTTGATATATGCAGAGGCACTTTTGTTAGAATCAAATAATCTAACCTCTCCAGATTTATCTGTTACAAATTCCCATTTGTTAAAAAATAGTAAAAACCTGATTTTTTTCTGCACTACAAACTTGGTTTCATTAAACTCACCAGTTCTTACAATCAGTACTCTATACCCCTTTCTTTCCTCTCCTTTTCTAAAAATAATCATATGTATTGTTTTATTTGGTTACCTGTCCAGTTTAATCTGATTCTCATCTAGTATTTCATAGAACTTGTTTCTGATTCTCTCTACCATATCCCACTCTTCTTCTTTAAGTTCTTCATATTTCCATAGTGTTCTTAGCTCCTGAGAGATCTCCCATAATGCTGCGTACATATTACTACCTTTTGTAGCAAAATCAAATTCTGTTTGATCTTCAGGTAGATTAAATTCTAGTGTTGCTTTCATATCTCTTTCTTTAGTTTATAAGCTTAAAATTTTTCAAGTTTTTAAGTCTATAACCTGATATTATTCAGGTAGTTCTTCTCCATCTTTACCAGTAACTATACCCATTAGCTGTTTCATAATAGCTTCTGATTTATCTCCCCAGAACATATCACATTTAAATACATTATCTGTAATACTGTATGGTGGATCTAGAAAGTATGCTTGCCAATGCTTATTAGGTATAGAACTGAATCTTTTACATTTTTCTTTTACCGGGCATTCAAACCCATAGCACATAGTTATATCAGCCATGTTAATTTTTGTCTAAATTACTATTTTTTCTTGACTCTTTGTAATCAATAAAGAAGCCGGTGGCTACTATAATGTTCATACCAAAGGACATTAATATCTCATGGATGTCAGCATATACATTCATTGATAAATGTATATGACCAACCATCCAAAAAGGTATGGACAAGTTTTGGCTTACCCATACCAATAGATACCTTACAAAGTGTTTCACTTATTAACAATATAATTTAATGCAGCAGTACTACCTGACATTTTAAATTCAAATATATTTACACCACATGATGTATCATTTATTCTTAATTTAACAGAGCTACATGCTTTAAAATCAGTAAGACAATCTGCAGTCAATAAGTTATCCACAAAAAATACAACATCTCCATCTGCAGAAGCTACTGCACTAAATGTATATTTCTTATATACTCCACTAACTAAAAAAGACACATCTACTGTTATATAATCTCCACAAGTATATCCTCCTGCTATATAAAAAGAAATAGCACCATCTACATTCTCAAGTTTAAGCCAAGATCCGTTATTTTCTGCTGTATAAGCAATCCTATATGGAGTATCGAATCCATTATTAACAGTTTCATATGTCCATTGTGCACTTGCTGTATAACTTAGTGCTAATCCTATTGTCACTAATAATAATTTTTTCATTTTTTTGGTTTTTTAATTGTCTTACTTTCTTCAGACTGATTCTCCTTTAGAATCTTCTGTAGCCTCTCCCAGATCTGTTTGTTTATTAGATTGTAGTCTGGCTCTTTCTTGCGCTCTTTCATACTCTCTCCAATGATAAATATTTAAATCTCTCATTCTTAACATATCCCCGATTGTCATATCTTCTGGAACACCATTATTTGCATCCATAATCTGCATATATATTTCTTTCATTCTTCCCATAACATCCTTATACTTTTATCTAATATAAATTTAATTGTTACTCTTATATCTTGATGACCATAAATAGACCCAGCAGCTTTTAGTTTATTGTACATATTCCTACTAATATCAATCTGAACTCTTTTGTTCCTTTGAACTTGTTTTGCACTTTCTATAACACTAAAGTCAAACGGATACATTTGA